CTCCGCCCTGCCGGCAGCCATCTTCTATAGAGCTGCAAACATATCCGGACGCCTCTGTGCGTCTTCTATGCGTTTACAGCATATGTCGAAGTACTTCTCGTCCAGCTCGATGCCGGTAAACTCCAGCCCGAGCTGCATAGCAGCAACGCCGGTGGTCCCCGATCCCATGAAGGGGTCGATGACCGTGCGGCCAACTGAGTGTTCCAGCATCGCATAAATGAGCTGGGTAGGCTTCTGGGTGGGGTGGAATTCGTTCCCCGTCCTAGGGGCCTTAATTATGTCCAGCGGACGCTTCTTGCGCCATTTATGCTCTGGACCAGGCCAGTAGAAGCAGCATTCATAAGAGTAGCCATAGGCATGCTCCAAGTCACCCATGCTGCCGCAGTTCTTGTCCCAGACAATGCAACCGTTAGGCTGCTTTGGAAGGGTGTGCAGGTTATGCCATCGGCCCCACACGTACTTGGCCGTGTTGAAGTTATCGAGATTGCCGGCCCAGTCCATTAGATCGAGGGTGTCATCTCCCGCAATCTTATCGTGCCGTCCCTTTTCCCGGCTGACCTTCGAGTGAAAGTCCATACCGTAGGGAGGATCAGTCATTATTATGTCGTGAGTGGGGACTTCCGGCCACACTTCGCGACTATCACCCAGGTAAAGGGTGGCACTGCCGATCCGCTCGACGGTCCAACTCATGTACGTGGGCCACCGTGGAGCACTTCGGAAACGCGCCCGATGTTGCATCCGATGGCCGTTGCGATGGCTTGGAGCGACATCGTCGGATTTTTTTGGAACAAGTAACGAATTGTACGCACTTTATGAGGGTCCAGAGGTTGGCACTGGTTTGGGGACCTGCGCACGACCGGACGGCGCTTAATGCGCTCGGCAATGAAACGCAACTCACTGGCTACACGAGCTGGATCGGCCAGGTCACCCTGATCGAGCTGGTTTGCGATGTTATTAAGCAGATCACGGACTTCGTCCATTTTCATTTTCGGGTCAAGCATCAATCTCTCCTTGGTTAATGCAACTCACAAGCTACCACAGCTCGTAACCCTCGGAAAGAACGGGTCTTTTAAGTAGTTCGAAGCGACCTATAATCTACACTTACTTAGGTTAGGTAAGTACAGTCTTAGGTCCAACAAGGTGTGTGTTTCATACAGACCTGTGACTTAGCGTAATAGTTCAACAAACTATCAGCTTGGTTCTTACGGAGAGACACATGACACCGGAATTACGCGGGACCCTGGAGGCCCAGATCATGGGTGAGGTGCTCAAAAACACCGCGCTCCGAGACTCGATACGACAATCACTTGAAGTGGGCGACTTAGAACCCATCTACAAACAGGTAAAACAGGCCCTAGACTTGGCCTATGAGAGGGGCTACGCCGATGGCCGTCAGCAAGAAGCACTTAGTGGCCGTTCGTAAGCTGCCGTGTTGCGTATGCGGTAACTCCCACACCGTCGAGGCCCACCATTTGCGCTCCCTGGATTATGGGCGCGGTATGGGCCGCAAGAGCGGGGACGAGTGGGTTGTCCCATTATGCAAGGAGCATCACGACTCAGTGCATATGTGGGGAACGAAGCGGGAGCCCCGGTGGTTTCAAGAGCACGCCGGCTTTGATCCGGCCCTCCTGGCCGAGGAGCTTTGGGGTGCATGGGACCTCTATGGCGACGACGTGCTCCATGGTATGACTTGGATAACGGTTAGCTACATCGGTGGGGACTCATGACTTCGATACTTGTAATTCCGGATTGTCACGTTGAGCCCGGCCAGAATATGCGGCGAGCCGACTGGCTGGGAGAATTTATCAAGGACCGGAAGCCGGACGTGATCGTCCACATCGGCGACCTGGCCGAGATGGCAAGCCTATCATCCTACGACACGATCAAAGACAGCGCATACCTCCAGGATTGCGCGGCGGCCGCTGAATTCATGAGCAGGGTCGTCAAGAAGTCCGGGAACGTTTGGAAAAATACCCGCACGATTTTCCTCGAAGGCAACCACGAAGATCGTATCCGCCGGTTCGTTGGTGGGGTCCCGGAGCTTGAAGGGGTCATGAGCCTCGGCGATCTCGGGGTTTACCAGTTTTTCAAAGAGGTTAATGAGTGGCACGGCGGGCCGGCAATCGTCGAGATTGAGGGCATCCTCTTTGCCCACTTCTTCGCTAACCGCATGGGCCGCGCAATCGGCGGCATCAACCAGGGCCGGTCAATGCTCATTAACAACATGAAGAGCAGCGTCTGCGGCCACACCCATCTACTCAATTACTCAACCGTTCCACTACCCGACGGCCTGCATCGGCATGCGCTGGTGGCGGGCTGTTTCTTCGAGCACCATCAGGACTTCGCCGGCCAGTCAAACGCCAAGTACTGGCGTGGCGTGGCGATGCTCCACGATTGTAAAAATGGAGAGTTTGACCTGGAGCTTATCTCGCTCCACAGATTGCGAAAGGAATACAAGTGATCAACGAACACGATATAGAGGCTTTCGAGCAAAAGGATCTCGACGACATGACGGCCGGGGAGGTCTTCCGGGGCCTCAAGGGCGAAGTCCGGGGAACGATCACGACCAGCATGATGTCCGTGCTGATCACCCTGCTGGCCGCCCTCGATGGGGAAGACGTGCCCATATCCGACATCGGCAAGATCCGGGACATCTTTGAGGACCAAACCAAATTTGGTAAGCTAGTGACTCACACCTTCTTGTCGCCGCTTCTATTGGAGGAGGTACAGCTAATTGACGCTATGTTTAAAAGAGATGTGGGAAAGATGCTTCGGAAGTGCACGGAGCTGCAAGCCATCTACGCCGAAGAGGGAAACAATGGGTCACATGATTGACGAGCTGGAGCTGGACGACTCCATGCTGGAGGATACCCGCCTGGTCGAGAAGTTTTACATCAGAGCGGGAATTCCCGAGGAGGAGGTTGGGCTCCTGTTGCTGCGTCACGCAATCTTCGTGCTCTTCAAGAGCAAGTATTACGACGGGCTAGATGCCGATGCCATCTTTGCGGCATTGGCGGAAGACATGGCCAACGAGGTTAAGAATGCAATTAACCAGGTTGGTGAACTGAAAGAGGGTGCTGAGGAGGATCGAGCGCTATGAGTTGCGACAGAAAAGACGCCACAGAAGAGCTTATTGACGAGCGCGGCGAGGTGTATGGGGACTACGAGACCAACGCCAACCTTGCCATGGACATGATTGATAAGATGCAAGCCAACCCAGGCTGGCGCGAACTGGACGGCCCGGCGCAGTACGGCCTGTTGATGATGACCGTCAAAATGGTGCGCATTGTGAACGGTGGGCAGGTCCAGCAGGATAGCCTTGCCGACATCGAAGCCTACTCCCGCCTGATTGCCTACAACACCAGCGCCGCAGGAAAATAATGCAGTCTTTTGGCCTATTTGACCGCGAGGCCATCACGGCACTCGAGGAAGACATCAGCTATGGGATTGCCAACCCCGGCATCCGTGGGTTCACAACCGGGTTTCCGACCTTTGATAACCTCACCGACGGGTTCGTTCCCGGCCGGATCGGGGTTATCGGGGCCCGGTCAGGGGTAGGTAAGACCGCTCTAATGCTAAACATGGCTCAACACCTGGGAACGAAGGGAATTAAGAGCGGACTCGTATCACTTGAAATGACCGCTATGGACCTGCAATATCGCATTCTATCCGCGATGACCGGGGTCCCGTCCAACATCATCCGCAGAGGCGGAATGAGCAACGACGAGCGGCGTGTTGTCGCCGGCGCGATCAAGAACCTGACGGCAGACTATCCGAGGGTGAGCCCCCACGCAATGGGCTATTACGCCAAGAACATCGTGACCTGCATCGAAGACATGGTGGACAAATGGGATAGCCAGGTCATCTTCGTCGACTACCTACAGCTTATCCGCCACCGGACGAACAAGAGCGAGAACCGGACCGAAGAGCTGGCCCAGGTCAGCGGCATCCTAAAACAATGCGCGCAGACCTTCAACGTATGCATCGTCTCCCTTGCACAGATCAACCGACAAAGCCTCACGAAGGGTGGAGCCGGCGACTCCGATGCGATCCGTGGGTCCGATGCCATCAAGTTTGACTCCGACTGGGTGGTGGTGCTGAAGCCTCCCCAGCTTGATGATAACATGAGCTACGTAGACCGTGAAATTGAGTCGGAGAAATACACCCTTCGACTGGACAAAAACCGTTTCGGGCCAACGCAGGACATAGCACTCAAATGGGACGCAGCCACAACCAAATTCAGCGAAACGAACTCCTAAAGCATGGACTGTTCACATTCCCATGCAGGAACAAAATTCCACTCACGAAGCACGGGGTGAAGGACGCCAAACTCGACCTTTGGGACTGGCACGATGGGCAGCTAGGCATCGCCTGCGGTCAGATATCAGGGATAACGGTGCTCGACATCGATGTCTGCGATGACACGTCCGTGGGAGATGTACTGCAGACCCTAACTCGAAAAGACTGCCCAATGAACAACGTGGTCCGCACCCCCTCGGGCGGGCTGCACATCTACCTAGCGTATGAACCCTCGGTCACAAACCGGGTCCGTGTTATGGGGATGCCCCTAGACGTGCGCACAGACGGGGGGTACGTGATAGCACCAACCTGGGGTGACTACAGGGTTCTACGCTGGGACTTCCAATTTAAGTCCATGCCAGAGGGCGTACGTCGCCCGCTGATCCGAAAGCCGATCATCATCGAGGAACGGCAGGCCCACGAGTCATCATCGGCCCTGGAGGCGTTTGTCGTGTCCAGCAATGAAGGTGAGCGCAACCATCGACTCTTCTGGGCCGCCTGCCGCATGATCGAAGCCGGCAATGATCCGGGGGCCCTAATGCAGCCGGCGCTCTCCATCGGGCTGGATCAGAAAGAAATTGAAAAAACTATCAAGTCTGCCATTGACAACACGAGTCGCTCGGTATAGGTTATCCACAGTTGATGTGGAAAACCAAAAGGAGACTTGACGTGAACATAACCCAAAAGATCTCATTCTGCGACGAGACACGCACGGTGACATACAAGGGCAAGAAGACGTACCTCGGAACCGACCTAGAGTGGGAGACATGGTGCGCGGTCTGGGGCGGCACCGGAATGTATGGTAGCATAACGTCGGATCACATTCTGGACGAGCTTCGCTTTCACGACCTTATCGACGAAGAGTATGACGGCAAGGCCGGAACGTTCGTCTATTATTATTGCAAACGCATCCGCATGCGGCTCCGCCGGATCGGGCTAACCATTAGAGGAGACTCACGTGGCTGGGAAGTACAAGAGGTCTCCCTCACAGATCTCCTTAATCCGAATGCGCAAATATAACGGCCCTATGAAGTGTAGGCGGCAAAAGCTCCGCGAAAAAGCGGAGAAAAAAGCGGAGATTATGCATGCGAAAAAAGATCATGTGGAGTCAGGACGCGATTGATAGCGCACTGGCTATGTATCGGGCCGGCAAGTCGTACACCATGATTGCCGAAATCCTGACTAAGGTGATGGACCAAGACATAAGCCGGGGAGCAATCGCCGGGGTGGTTCATCGATACTCAAAAGTAAAGATGGGCGGCCCGAGCAATGTGGGCCGGCCACCACGAAAGAAGGCCCAGGGGCCATCGAAGAAGCCACGGCCCCTTCCGACTATGACGATTGACGAACCGCATCCGAAGAGCAAAGAGGTGCCCTTCAACGACCTGGAGACCGGGATGTGCAAGTGGGCGACTGCCTATGGCTTTTGCGGCCATGATGCTGAAGCCAGCAAGCCATACTGCAGCTACCACACGAAACGGAGCCTGAAACGATATGAGAACTGAGTGCTACTATAAGATGGCGAACGAGGCGGATAACCGTATGTTTGTCATCTTTGACGGCCACGAGGTCCACCGCTGCGATCATGCAGCCGACGACGTCGAGGCGCTGGTTTCCCTGATCGAAAAGCTCAGCGAAGACTACGAAGACGAAGACGTTGCACACCTTCGGGTTTGTTCGGTCATCATGCCCGGGCTAATTGAGATGGCCCGGGAGGAGCACAGGATCTATGCGGAAGGGATGCGGGGAGAGGCCGCTGCCTGGACGGCATACTCGGTCTTCAAATTCCTATCGCGCAACGGCGCATTCCGGGGCAAGGTCCTGGAGCCGGTCATGGAAAAGCGATGGTTTGGTGTTGTTAAACCGCGCTGGCACGTGCCCATCCATTGCGGGGATGCAAAGGGCAAGCTGGAGGTCAAGAAGTGATGGGAGAGCTGCTATACTATCCGGGGATTGATCCAGAGACTCAAGCCGACGCATATGCCGAGGCCCTTGAGGTCTGGCATGAAAATGCTCATTCGTTCTATGTGTTGGCGGCCCAGGAGAAGCAGCGTCACGACAAGGCCGGTCGGCATCGGAGCGCCATCTTTGAGCATCTCGCGGAACTTGCTAAGATGGACCCGGAAGAGGCGCACCTTATTTATTGCGAGATATGGGCACACCTACACGGAGAAGACGATGAAGACACTGGAGCAGATTGAAGAGGCGCTAAAGCGTAAGCTTGCAAAGGGAGACATCAAGTCAAAGGACGCCAACTTTGGCAAGCGGGACGGAGAGAAGATTTGGTATATCGAAGGCCACCAAGCCATCAGGTTTGCGAACGAGGTCTTCGGTCCCATGAACTGGGGCAAGAGCATTGCCGACGCCGGATGCGATACGAACGGCGATAAGCCGGTCTATTGGGCCCGGGTTGAAGTATGGGTTACGTTCATGTATGGAGACAAAGAGCGTACGATAACGACCGAAGACGAGGGCTGCTGCGTTGTGGCTGCCCGGAAGGACTCGACGCCGGCGGGGGACTCCATCGACACCGCCCGCAAGGGGGCCGTAACGGATGCACTGAAGCGCACGCTCGCTGACTTCGGGGACATCTTCGGGCTGCAATTGTACTCGGCTGAAGGCCGCCAGGAGGCGCTCAAAAAGTCCGAGTCGGATATGGGAGGAGCTCGTGGCTTTCACGGCGCAAAAGAGGCATTTCAAGTCGAAGCCCCAAAGGCGGACGAAGGGAAGGCTCAGATTGAGATCAAGCCTCCATCCTCGTCTAACGCTGGCGCAAAAGAGGCATTTAAGGGCTTCACTGAGTCCCTTCGCAAAGTACGTGAAGTGGGCGAGATCAAGAAGTTTCTCACCGCGCAAGCAGGTGTCATCCAGGGCTTCCCTGATAGCTACCAAGACCATGTGCAAGAAGAGGTGTCGCGTTGCTACACCAAAGCCATCTCCGCTGAACTCAAGGCGGCGGCCTCTATGGAGGATCTCGGTAAGACCTGGAAAAGAAATTCTAAAGTCATTGCACAACTTGCCTCCTGGGACCGCGAGGCCATTGAGATAGAGAAGGACGCCCTGAAGGCCACGGTGGGGGCTTCCTGAGAGGTACGGCAGATCCTGGAGGACTTTCACAAGTCCTTCGGCGTCTGGCCAGAGAGCTGGAGGGAATATGCCAAAGACGAGAGCGCGGTTTGATGGCGAGGTCCTAGAGCCGGAGAACCCCTTAGACGACCTGGACCTTGGGGAATGGGTCGACTTGGTGTACACTAGGAAAAAGCGAAGCATTCGTCAGCATCATATGTTCTTCGCTGCAATAAAAATAGCCTTTGACAACTGGCCCGAGTATCACCCCTTTCAGCCGGTTGACGCGGATCAGCTACGGTATTGGCTGGAGGTTAAGGCGGGGTATGGGGCCCGGATCGAAGTGGAAGACATCGCCAAGCTCAAGTGGGTGGTGGAGGCGTTTTGGAAGAAGCCTATATTTATGGCAGCGCACAACGTAGTGATGGTGCCCCAGAGCATGGCATACTCAAAGATGTCTGGAGCAGACTTTAAGCTGGTGGTTGCATCCATCGATAAACAACTAAACGAGGAGGTTGGTTTTGGGCTCGATCAATGCAAGGTCGAGGTCATCACGCAGCCAGGAGGTACTGATGGACTTCGAGATACCGACTGACGTGAGGGCCGAGCTTCGCGCCCTGCTGGAGAGAGTGGAAAAGCAGGTCGACGACATCGCGGCGCAGATAAAGAAGCTTCAAGAGGCGCAACGCGTCATGAAGCACTACGAAAGCAGAATTAGGGAAATGACTCATGGACTTTGAACCCGTCAACCGGATGCTAGGCATCTTCGCCTACTTCTGCTGGATCGCCGCGATTGCATTAATTCTTGCAGCACTGCTTGTAGGCTGCGCATCGAAACCAACCCACACACCCTACGCGGAAGAAGAGTGGGAACCATACGAAAAGGAATGCTACTGTGACGTTCCGGCGGAAGACAAAGTACGGGAACAAGCGCGCAACGCTGTCGACGGAGGACGGCGGGGAGATAGTTTTCGACTCACAGATGGAGTTAACTCGATATCTACACCTGATCTCTTTGCTGGAGGCAGGACATATACGGGACTTAACGCGTCAGGTTTTGTTTCTCTTCGAGAGCGGCCCCCTCAAAGTCAAAGGTAAGTCGGGGCGCACGCTGGGCTACAAGGCCGACTTCGTTTATTGGACCAAGGGTTTCGGAGATGCGACACACTGGGTGAAGGTTATTGAAGACGTAAAGGGTTTCAGGACGCCCGAGTTTAACCATAAATGGGCACTAGCCAAGGCCTGTTACCCACACTTTCACTTCCAGTGTGTCGCGCTTAAAAAGAAAGAGTGGGAGGTCACCGAGTGGTAAGCTTCTATGTCCGATACGTGCCTCATGATAAGGTCGACTCGTATCGGGCGCTGGGGTGGGTGGTCGAGCAGGCGTTTGCACCCTGCCACCACTGCCGGCATGCGGCCGTGATGCGATACAGGGGCGACCTTGATCCCCCGCCGGAGCCGAAGGAGGAGAAATGATCAACTACATCGACTGGACCCTTGATGTGGGCGAAGACGAGCAGGTCGACTGCTGCATCGGGGTTCACTTCACATGGTATAAATGCGCTCCCGACGAGTACCCGGGGCACGACTACGCGGACATCACGTGGTACGAGCTGATATCGTCCGAGTACATGGAGGAAGCCGGCCGCATAATGGAGCAGGCGGACCTCGATAAGCTCGCACATGAGCTGGACGCCGACTATAACTTCCAGGACAAGATAAGCCCCTGCGACGACGTGTCGCATTGACAACACAACGAAGCAACATATTGATGGAGAGCAACTAATGGAAAAGCCCGCACGCGTTTACGCTGGGACTTTTACGCAACGCAAAACCCGCAGCGGCAAAGATGTCATATCCGGCAGACTTGGAGCATGCTCGGTCACCATGTGGCCAGCTAGGACTCCGGGCAAAAACGGGGAAGTCCGCTGGAATGTGTATTTCGAGGAACCCTTCCAAAAGGAAGAGGGCGACCGCATCCCCAGCGGAACAGAGGAAAAAGAGGCTCTCGACGACGAGATCCCTTTCTAGGCTATGAGCAAAAACGCAAAAAAGTATGACGCAGAGAAGTGTTGTGCGAAGGTTGTCGAATGCGGGCACCGGGGTTATACCCACGCCCAAATGGCAGCCGCGCTCAACATCTCTCTGTCTACGTTCTACGAGTGGACGCGGGAAAACAGTCCAATCTTCCGCGCCGAGTTTAAAGACGCCGTCGAGGTTGCCAACACGGCGGCCGAGGCGTTTTGGACTGCCCATTTGAACAGGGCTACCGAAGGCGCGCCGGCATCTACCTTCACTAAGAAGATGGGCAACGGCGAAGAGGTCGAGCGTGAACGTCAGTACAATGCGAACCTGGTGATGTTTCAAATGCGGAACCGCTTCGGCAAGCAATGGACTGAAAAGAACCACACTGAGATCTCTGGGCCCGACGGCGGACCAATTGAGGTGACTGATGCACGGGAAACGCTCTCGCGCAGACTTGATCAGCTCGCTGAGCGAGCAAGACCGGGCGGACTTTCTGACGAGTCTGAGTGACGCAGAAGCCCAGGAGCTTTTAACCTTCTGGGAATTCTGGGCACGGCCCGAGCAGGTGATGCCGAAAGGCGAGGATTGGTCTAAGTGGATGATCCTGGCCGGCCGTGGGTTTGGCAAGACGCGCACCGGTGCGGAGACGATCCGCGACCTCGTGTGCGATCCAAAGGACCCCAAGAAGCCTGGGCGCTATAAGCACGTCGCCATCATCGGGGAAACCGCGAAGGATACCCGTGACGTTATGGTGGAGGGCGAGTCCGGCCTAATTGCTGTTCACCCCAAAGCATTCCGACCACTCTACGAGCCATCGAAGGCACGCCTGACGTGGCCCAACGGGGCCCGAGGGACGCTCTTCAATGCGACCGAGCCGGATCAGCTTCGTGGCCCCCAGTTCGATCTGGCGTGGCTCGACGAGATGGCCAAGTGGAAGCGCGCCGACGCAACGTATGATATGCTCCAGTTTTGTATGCGCCTCGGCAATAGGCCGCTGCAGATCATCACGACGACGCCACGACCCACGCCGCTCGTCAAGCAGTTGTATGCGGAACCCGAGTGCCACGTGACGCGTGGCTCAACGTATGACAACGCCGGCAACCTTGCCCCGTCATTCCTGAAGGAAATCCAGGAGCGGTACGAAGGCACGAGACTGGGCCGGCAAGAGCTGAACGCCGAGATCCTGGGCGATGTCCCCGGCGCGCTTTGGACCCATGAGATGATACGGGACGCCCAGAGCAACGAACTGCCAATGTTCAAGCAGATCGTCGTCGCTGTCGATCCATCGGCCACGGACCTGAGTAACGAAAAGAAGTCCACCAGCGAATGCGGTATCATGGTGGTGGGCAAGGACGAAGAGGGCATCGGATGGGTGCTCGAAGACGCTAGCGCGATGCTGTCGCCCGCAGGCTGGGCCAGGCACGCGCTATATCTTTATGACCGCTATGATGCAGACTGTATTGTCATTGAGGTCAACCAGGGCGGCGCTATGGTCCGGCAGGTCATCAAGACCGTGGACACGAACCTGCGCAACGTATCGATCAAAGAGGTGCGGGCAACGCGCGGCAAATATGTGCGCGCCGAGCCAATTGCTGCCCTATACGAGCAGCACAGAGTGAAGCATAACGCGGACGCGGACCTGGCCGTGCTTGAAGAGCAAATGTCGGCAATGACACCTGTTGGGCATGTGTCGGGAGAGAAGGCAGACCGAGTGGATGCGCTGGTGTGGGGGCTGACCTACCTGTTCCCAAACCCTAAGTTGCGCGCGGCCCGCGAGGATGTGTTTGAGGGTGATATGTGGGACCAAGGGGGCCCGGATGCGGCCCTCGGAACATTCGGGAGAAGAGGGTGAGCGAGAAGAAGAACATCAATCTAAAGACATACATCCGGGACGAGTACCTGTACATCGACCTGGAAACGACTCACGGTTGGGACGAGACGCGCATTGACCTGAAGGCACTGGCTATCGCGCTCCGCCCTCACCTAGACATACCGGCCGCAATCCAGTATAGAAAGCCGCGAGGTAAGAACAATGGATGAGATCAAGAAGCCGAAGTTACCCTGTCCACATTGTTCGAGCGTTCGTCCTATATATAACGGGACCTGCGCCGACTGCTACATGGAGCGTAAATAATGGGAAGCGCAGGCCCCTTCGTGATGATAGCACTAGTATTGTTCGTGCTATACTTCATTCTATCAGCCGGTGGTGTCATCTAACGCCGGCTTGATCGCCTTAAGGACGTAGATCATAGTCCCGCCCTCCTTGATTTCAACGTGAACCCGCCGCCAGTCGGCCGTGTATATCTCCCGGTAGTCAGTCATGGGAGTGTGGCCGACCTGGTTGCGATACTCCTTTTGATCGAGGAACGCGAAGATCTCCGATCCGTACGCACAAGTGTGGCCTGGGTCCATCCAGCACCACGGACTCGTGTAGTGCGGACTCGTGCCATAGAAGAGCCCATCCGGCTCCATGATGCGGTACAACTCACTCCAGATCTCGAAAAACTTCTGATAGTCTCCTTGCTGGTGGACGTGCTCCATCACCTCGTACGCATGGATCTCAGCAAACGTGTCGTGCGTGAAGGGATAGGGTACATCTCGCAGGTCCCACAACACGTCGGGATTGCATGCCCGGGAGATGTCGAGCGTGGTCAAGTCCGTCCACTCCTCTTGCCCCTGCTCCGCAATCATCTTCTTAGAACGGTGGCGGTTCCCCGCTCCGATCAGTAGTTCGGCCATAGTATACCTCTTCAGCTTGATCCAGCTCCGCACGGATGTGTTGAGCGATACTCCAGTCGTCTGCAAACAATCGCAGGTCCTGCTTCAGGCAGTCTATCTCACATTCGAGCTGATCGATAGACATGTCCTGAAACCGGTCGTTGCTTATTGGTTTAAGCGGCTGCTCCATACTCCCTCCAGGGCTTGTTGAAATAGATCTGCATGATCACGTGGGCCGGGAATGCACGCTGGACCCGGTCGATGCTGAAGCGCATATATCTCTGCCCGTTGGGCATACGCTGCACTTTCATCATGTGGCCACTGCGTCTGATCTTAACTCCATCGCTGCGCTCGATGACGCGCGGGACCGAGCGGTACCGGCCATGGCTGCTGACCTGATAATGCCCGTTGGTGAAGCCTACGTCCTTCCATGTCTCGACGTGCGACTCACGCTCTTTGATGTCCACGAACCGCTCGATCATGTTCGACCAGCGTCTCCGTAACCAACTAAGTACCTTCATTGTAGCTCTCCATTTTTGGGTTGACTTAGATACTACCGCCTCGGGCCCCATTGCGGGGCCTTCGGCGGTTATTCTTAATTACTCCTCCCTCCAGGTGCCTGCATCAATGCGGCGTCTGATCTCTTTGGCGATCTCCTCGACCGCTTCGTGATCGCAGTCAAATTGAGCGAAGTGAAGGTCTTCTAAAAGGCCCTCGTTGCTGATCTCTTTGATGTCCATTTTAGCCCTCCATTTGTTGATGTATTTAATATGGACCGACTCGACTATGATTGCAAGTCCATTTATCAAACAAAAGCATTTTACGGCGAGATCAGTTAGTCAGATGGTTTACTACCTATAGGGGGTTCTATAGGGTTAGAGTTGAAGGGTCAACATTAACTTTTCGTAACGTTGCGGAAGCAACATTAACTTTTATTAATGTTAGTCAGATTAACCGGCCGAAAGCCCCGTGGTTCGGGCCCCTCCGCCGGATCGATCCGCTCGATTGCCAATTTGGGCATGATTGCCCCGCGCCGCGCAATGCCATCGGCCATGGCGACCACGAATTCATTGGCCATGGCGCGCGATCCGACTCGGACCGCCGGCCGCCCATCGATCATGATCCGATATTTCATCCGCCCATCATGGCATCGATGATGATGATGATCGCCATAATTAGGCAGACCAGCATCGAAATTGCCATCAAATCCATATCCATGCATCCATTTGCCCCGACGTTGCCGCGTGTCGGGAATTGATGATTGATCGGGCCCGGCATGCCCGCGATATTAAATCCGCCCGTGTGGGCAAATATGGGGCCGGCAATAATTCCGGCTCCTACCGCCAATGGGCCGGGGAATTTATCCCCAGCCTATGCAACCCGGCGGCAAAAATAATGCGCGACTCGCGCCGCGCATCAGTTGATCATCGAGTCCAGGGATTGCCCCGGCGATCCATCAATCGCGCAATGCGGCGATGCCCCCGGGGAGTAATCCGCATCAAGTCAATTTCATCCGTGTTCGCCATGCATATGACGTCCACTGAATTAATTGCCGGATCATTGGCAATATATTTTCGCGCCATATGGAGCGCAATGCCAAATGGTTCCGGGCGAATTGCGCCATCCATGATTGCCGCAATATCGCGACTCAATGCCGCAATGCAATTGCCGGATTTGGCGACTCGCTCCGCGACTCGAGTATGCATTAAAGTCCGTGTAGGTCCCATAATTTTCTCCTTTGATAATGGGCCATCGATACCCCGGATCGCGCCGGGGCATCAATTGCGCATCAATCACAAATCGAGTTTTGCCGCCGCGCGCAATGCCCGCAAAATCCCGGACTTGGATACTTCGACAAAATCGAGTCGATCCGAATTCCGCGTAGTCAAATCCGATACTTTCAGTTCGCGGATCGCAATCATGGTCAATTCATCGACCAGGATATCATCGGCCATTTGGGCATGATGCTCGTCGATCAATGCGCCGGCTTCAATAGTCCGTTCCCGGAGCTTTTCAATTACCAGCATTTCCCGGGGA